TCTGATGTTGCAGCATCACCATTAGGCAGTTGCATTTTGTAGATTCGTGCTGCATTGGTTGTATACGCGTCATTTCCTGCCGTGCTGCCCGCTGGCTGCCATTTGATGCTAACCAATGTTTTAGCAATAAATGCAGCGTTTAACAGTGACCAGGATTCGGCAACATCTTCTGTGTAAATAACGTTTACTACAACGTCAAACGGCTTTTGCTTACCAAACACTACAATGCCAGTATCGGAATCAGGCGTATATGCCTCTCCTGTAAATCGCTCGAGTTCTGGCATTTCAATTGATTGCGAGCTACCCGAAATGTCCGTATACGCGCCAGTGCCGCCCGTCTGCATAGATAGGCTGAATGCACTACCGTTCATTGCCTTAGTTGTTTGTGCCATGGTATTCCCTCTCTATTGCACAATGTCCGTAAATGTGCATGTACTAATTACCGCGTGGTATGTGCGCTCGCTCGAGGCTGGGTATTGCACTACTTGTGTACGCTGTTGCAATAAATCAATAGCATAGATTTGATTGCCTAACTGCCGAGAGCATTCAATATAGCTATTCATGTATTCAACGTATACGGCAGCAATATCAGCCAGCCCCAAACCCTCCCCGACAAATCGCAAGTAACAAATATCTTCTATTGTCCATTCCGTTGTCATCACGCGCCCAGCCCCTGGTGTTACGCGTTTTGTACGCTGGCTGGTTGCGTTTAATGGTGAAATGATACGGCAGGGCACGTCTGCAGCTTCCAATGTGTTATGCAAGTCCGTGCCAGATCGTACCGTTACCGTTGCACCATATGCCTGTACAGGCATGGCAGCCAGTGCCGAAATAATAGTGCTGATATTTGTTGCCATTACGATTGCCGCCTATAGGGCTCTAGCATACGTGTAACGTCTGTAGGTATTGCAGGTGCCGCAATGCTTACCCCGTCAGCACTCATAATGCTACGATCCGTTTCAGCTGTGTTGTCCTTGGCTCGATACATATAACCCGCTAGCCGCCTGGTTGCCGCTCGTATAGGTACTGGGCAGGTAATGCTATATGCAAACCTACCAGTTATTACAATAGCGGTATCAGGCGTGCCAATGTATGTCCAAACATATGCCGTGTTCATCTTGATTTTAATAGCGTAGCTGGGCACGAAATTTGTGGGCAATAACACTAATGCATTACTGGGTATGGTATCCCCATTGCCATTTACTACCGTGGTCAGCTGGCATAAATCAACATCAAGTAACAAGGTATTTTGAAATGCATCAACACGCCCGCCGTAACGAATGTCTAGCGCGTTATAGTATCGGGTTGTATCAGCTGCAGCCTCAAATGTACGGTTGCAGTAATCGTCTACAACGTGTTGCGCTTCGTGGACAATGTCCGCAAGCAAGCTATCATCAGAGCTCGATTGTATGCCTAGGTACGTTTTGAGCTGTGCAACCGTGAGGTATGCCATGGCTTACCCTTTCGGCTTCCTGCCTCGTGGCACTGCTGCAGCCTGTGGTTTGGGTTCCGTCTGTGCATCTGCCACAGGCTCAACAGCAATGCCCCTGCCAGTGTTGATTAGGTGCATTGCTTCACTCGAGGGCAGCTCAATTACTTGCCCGCCCTCGAATGCCCTTGTTGAGCCGTTGACAATGCAGGCTAACGCGTTTTTTAGCTTAACTTGCATTGCCTACCCTCTTATGGATTCACGCCGTATACAAATGCCTCAGTTTGCGTAACATCGCCGCCCCATCGTGCCGTAACAAAAATTGCCGTTTGGTAATTGGCTTGGTACAAATACGGATTGCGTGAAATCTCGAGCCCGAGGTTTTCAACAAACGCGTAATAATTCCAGTTACCAAAAATAATAGGCTTGTTGCCAGTGCCCAGCACTGCAATTTTGTCAGTAATTGCAATAGGCTTGCCGTACAGATTGTCTAGCGTGCCTTGTGGTGTTGGTTGGAAGCTAAAGAAATTGCCTTGCAGCGCGCGAATTGTGCCCAGCGTAGCATTTTGCATTACCCATCCAGTGCTGTTGCCGTCATCAGCGTACCAGCTCGGCAGCTTGTGTACGATGTTGATAATGTCCGCCTGGTCAACACCTGAAACGCTTGCAAGGGTTTCAGAAACAGTAGCACGTGTTAATACACCATATGGCTGGCTCGAGCCCGTGCCGTTAATCATGTAATCGTTTAGGTGCCGTGCATAACCGCGCCCGATTTCACGTACCAAAAAGCCTTCCAAATCCATTGCGTTGTCACGCATAAGCTGATTTGAAATAAGCATAGCAAGCGAGGCAGTATATACCGTGATTGCAGATTGTGAGAATGTTGGTTCGTCAAAATTTGCGCTGCCAGATTCTGCAACAAATGCAAAATCACTTTTTGCATTTTGGCTGGCAATGTCGAAAATTTGTCGATCCGTGGTATAGCGCTGAATGCCGAGTTTTGCACCAATCCAGGATTGATCGCGCTTGTCAATAATCTGATCATAGAAATCACGAGGTACGGTATATCCACCGTTTGCTCCCGTGCCTTCTACCAGGGTTGCCTTAGCTGCAATGTCATCACCGGTTTTAATGTAGTGTACGATTGCTTCGCTAGATTCGTTGCTAAATCCCAGGGTAGTAAGCTTCTTGGTAGCTGGTGCCTTACCGCTGATAACCCCACCGCCTGCAACTGGCGTGCCTGCCATGTCCTCGAGCAATTCAGCCATTGCGGCTTTCATCTCATCTTTGTTCATTTGTCTACTCTCTTCTGTTGGTAATTCTGTATATGCAAGCGCGTACGCTCGAACACCGTGATTGCTCACCTGTGGTGCCCGCTTAGCTTCGCTGTATGCCGTTGTACGTGGCTCGGCTGGTGTAGGTGTTAGGCTGATTTCGCCTACTACCCATCTTTTCAGCTCGCCATTTTCTCGCACTACCAAATGTGGCAGGCTGCCAGTTGATAAACCTAGCGCTCCCCGCTTTACAAGTTGCATTACCTGCTTTGCGTATTTGTCGCGCCTGTCTAATTCAATTTCAACATCTATGCCGTCGTCATCAGGTGCCCAGGCTTTTACAACACCAATTTGCCGTCGTAATTCGCCTAAGCTGTGGTCATAGTACACAGGCATACCAATAAACGATCGCGTTTCACCCAGGTCTGTTTTGCTGGTAAACGTATCGCCTTGCAAATCGCTGCCGCCAAATACTATGCCCTTGCCTTTTAACGTGTATTCACCAATTGCCTTTACTGCCATTACTTGCCTCGCAATACATACAGCAAATTAGCTGCCAGGTCTTGCGCTGATTTGGATACCTCAATTGGCATTGCCATAGTTTCAGCCATTGGCTCGGCTGCCAATTCCTCGAGCATTTCGCCTGCTTCTTCGAGTTCTGGCATTGGCTGTGTTGCAGGTGTTTGAATTGCTCGCAACATCCAGCGCAATTTTTGATGATAGCCCAGGCGATCCTGTAGGAAATTCTGTACTGCAAATTCGCCTGCAATGCCTGCAAAATAGATGCCGCCTTGCAATAGGTCAATCATGCGCATATTGTCCAGCGTGATGCTTGCTAGCATTACTTGCAATGGTGATTCATCAGTAAGAGTATCAGCGACCTGGTAAGCCGTTACCTGGGCAATGGTTGCAGGTGCCTTAAAACCGAGTGAACGCAAGTATTCAGCGGTTGGATCGATAGCTTCCTCAAGCGCTTCGTACATGTCTGCAAAAAATGCATGATACTGAGGAAATAAATGCTCCCCTTCAATATTCCAATGCATTGCGTGTGCTTTGTACCATAGGCAGATTGTTTCGCCTAAGATTTCACGCATTTGCCCTGGCAGGTCTGCAGCCTTGACGCTTCGTACCGCGTCTGTTTCAGCCTGTCTGCTGTTTACTTGCTCTATGTCGCTCATATCGTCACCAAGCTCGACAAACATGCTTTTCATTGTTTCGGCATACATTGCTGTTGCCTGTGCATGATCCATTACAGCCTTGCGAGCTGCCTTGATTAGTTGTACATCGCTTGCGCTATGTCTGCTGCCTGCCATGGTAGTACCTCGTTTCTGTCTGTTA